ATAAGCTCCATAGTCTTCAGTGTATGGATCTGCTGCAAGGTTAACAAAGAACTTTCCAACTATCGATTTATCAATGTCAGTAGTCCCATTTAGTTTAAACCTAATTAATGAATATGTTGATAGCTGTAGGTCAATATTAAATGTAACGACAAAGTAATAAAACTCATCAGTTATTCCACTAATGGAAAGTCCCTTTGATGATATTTCACACCCAGATAATGGTGTGTTTGCTGTTAATTGTGTAGTTACAGGATTAGAACCAGTGTAATCAACATTATACACATGAGTTAAAGTGTAATTCTCTGAACCACTTATGAAATCTACGCTTGTAGTTGTTAGAATAAAAGTATCTAATGCACCACTTGGGTGTGGTAAAAGATCAATTCTATAATGAATATATGGATATGTTGAAGAATTGATAGCTTTTTCCATTGATTTCACACCAACTGATGGATCATCAGCATCAACAGCGAAAATATAAACGTCCCTATCTCCAAGAATGTTGTCATACTCGCAATAAGCAATGTAAATACTGTTACCATCATAACAAGATGTTATGTTTGCTTTATTCCAAAAAAGCCAAGTAACTGCATCATTAATCTGAGCATCATCTATTGGGGTTCTTGTTGTGTCTCCTGCTAATCCACTATTATAATCAACATATCCAATTTCAAGCTTTGTTTTGTCAGTACAAGCAACAAAAAATAGGGCAAAATCGAATGTTCCAATTCCAACTCTTTCAACCAATATACAATCAAAGCATGGATAAATTGGAGTAGCAGAAGAGAACGTTGAAACCCTTCTCTCAGTACCAACTTGCTCCAAATCTTTATCTAAAACAAGTATATAAATATCGTTATCGGTTGAAGAAGCACCTGTCCTTAATTGCGAAAACATTAAATAAATAACTGGATCTGTGGCATCATCATGTGCAGCAATTTTTATTTCATAAACATCTTCATTGGCCCAAGGAGTGGCCACTTTCTTTGATCCTGTTTCATAATCTATTTTAGTTACAACAATTCTCTTAGCACCATCCGAGTCTAGTATTACAGAAGCATTTACAGAGAAGCCTGCTGTTGGCAAGTTATAAGATGAAGATGATCCACAATTTTGAAAGTCAACTGAGTTAGTTCTAAATTCAGAGTTTAAAGGAGTTGAAAAACTCCCACCACCCTTTGATTCCCATACATCACTATGTTCATTGTAAGAATATATGTCAGACGTTCCTGTTTTTCCAAGAACAACAATTTCATTGTTATGGGAAAATATACTAGATGAAACATCGTCAATATCATCACTTGTACTTGTTGAGTTTGTTAACTGAGTGAGTCCTTTTGACTTTCTCAATGCACCAACTTCGCTAAAGTCAACGTTTTCGGTGACTAGCATTTTTTGGTCTGGAACCAACTTTCTTTCTGTTTTTGTGTCGATCCCACCTGATAAAATCAATGGAACTTCTATTTTTTCTAAAGGCATTAGAACACCCAAATATCTGCTGTTACACTTGCACTAGAAGACAAATTCAGGAGAGCCACAGTTATATCACCATTGTAAATTATTGCATTTGTGTCTTTTTTAATAACAATATAACCGATAGGTAATCTACCCAATTTGTGCTCTAGTGCAAATGATGTGTTTATCTCAATATCTTTATGAAGAATACCATCTAAAATGAAAAGACCATCAAACTGATTTAAATACTGAGTAAGATTGTCTTGGATCTTATCAATATTATAATTGCCAGTTCTAATCTTTTTATAATCTTTCATTAGTAACCTTCATAGCACTCATCACCATCATAATAGTATCTTGACGATGTATCCTTAACCCTCATCGGGTTAGCTGCATCTCTGTTCCTCTTCTTCTTATCTAGCTTCATTTCAAAAATGGCCCTGTCTCTCTCTAAGTCCGAAGTGTCAGATTCTTCTTTTCTCATTGCCTTAATAGCTGCGTCTAATATTATAAATTCTTCCCAACCGTTAAACCCTTTTAACGTGTCAGTTGTTTCGACTAAATTAGTTGCTAGTGGTACATACCACAACTTAACAGTTGTCCCAGTAGATGGGTTAGGAGTAAAATATATTTTATCCCCAATGATTCGATACTTATAAACATTATAATATCTATTATAGAAACCCCTGCCCCTATTTCTTAGAGAGAATCTTTTCAATGGCAAATACTCATTGTTACCTATATTTATTTCTACACTGCAAACTTTGTAAAAATCAGAAGGTAAATCGTAGCTATCTGTTCCAGCTACCAATGTGATATCATAGCTTGTAGTGTAATAATCTTCACCGTAAGCGCCAATTAAATGATCATAAAGGACATCTTTAGATTTATTTATATATTTCTTCCATTGGTCATCTGAAACAAAAGAAGAGCCGACCATATCGGCCCTATCTTTTGATTCATCGATCAATGTTTGAAACGTTACGTTTCCAGACATTTTGACCTCTAAGCTTTGATTTCAATTTCAGTCTTGCCCTTCCTTCTTTCTATTTCAATTATGAAACAAAGAATCTTGGCAGCCTTTTTTGAATCTTTTTCATGAACCGACTTTATGAACTCATCCATCATCATCTCAACAGGATTAATCATGTCCATGTCGTCCATTTCCTTACCTTCGCCATATGTCTCTTCGTAATCTTTACCGCCAATCCTTCCCATCGCCGAAACAACAGTCGTGGATTTACGATCATTACCAAGCATTCCAAGACCAAGCATAAGACCCCCTTAAATTACTGAAGTATTCTTCAAAGTAATTTCTCCAAGTAGGATACTTCCATCAGGCAAGTTTGTTTCTGTTCCAGCAGTTAATGCATATACGTTAATATAAGCAAGACCTGAACTAGGATTAACATCATAATCTTTAATTTGGAAAGTAAAGTCTCTTGCAGTTGAGTCAACAATAATAAAGTCAGCAAAGTTAAGTGCATTGTACTTATCTTCTAACTCAATCTTATATAACCCTGTGCTTGTTTGAGTGATATCTGAGATCCCATATTTCCTTGTCATTGTGAAATCTTGAGTTACCCCACCAGACAAAGTAGCAACTTCTCCATCACCTTCTCCACCTGCTGCCAACGCTGTAGCGTCTCCACCAGTAGCTGAGATTTCATCAAGTAGGCTTGAAGCATCTGTTAAAGTAATTGACTTAGCAACCACATCACCTGTAGCGATAAGTTCTCTTAATTCTGCTGTTGTCAAAGCAACAGGAGTTGCACCGTTGTTTGTTCCATCATTTGGAGTAATTGTAATAACAATAGCTGTAGCTGTGCCTGTTACAACCGCTAAAATAGTGTCTGTTGGGTTTGCTGCTGCTGCTGCTACTGCAATTGTTATTGTTGTACCGTTAGGAACAGCACTTAAAGTTGTTGTAGAAGTAATTGTAATATCTGATGTTAAATCAAGCGTTCCGCTAGCTGTTGCGGCTGCAACATAAGCAGTTTCAAAATTCAACTTTTTAAGCTGCCTTTCTAACGCTTGCATGTCGTTAAATGTTCTATTCGCCATAAAATTCTTCCTTTAAAAAAATGGGAGCATCAACATAAAGTAAAATGCTCCCATACCATGGATTGATTAAGCTAACTTAAGTCTAATGTTCCAACCTGGCGCTCTGCATCCTAGTTGTGCATAGTAGCCTGTTCTGACTTCCACGCCATCTTCAGAGCTTTCTCTTAGGACTCTGTTTCCATCATGCATAAGCATTTTTGGAGCTTCGCCTAGTGAGTAAAGTTTCCAAACGTTAAGTTGTAGCATCCAAGCGACTGTATCTGGGCAGTTTTGATCTGCAATAACAGTAACAGCACCCTTGGAAGTATTTAGTTTGATACCTCTAAAACCTATTCCAACATCTGACATTAAATCAACATACTGAACTTTTGATCCTAATGATTTTTCAAGAACTCCATAACGGTTGTAGCTCATGAAACAATGAGTTGGATTTCCACCTTCTCTTTGAACTCTTTTAGCACCGTCGATTAGTCCTTCTTCCAATGGCATGGAAGAGATGTCTTTTCTTAAACCAGCAAGTCTTGTGTCTGATGATCTATCAACACCAAAAAAGCTGTCACCAGAAGTTGGCATAGTTGCAGGTATCCATGCATCTAGACCTTTAACTTTTGCATCGTAGTCACCTTGAACAAATAGATAATCGTTTGCTGCCCAGTCATTTGATCCAAAAGAATCGTATGCAACTGACATAGTTAAGATACCATTGTCTCTATCGACTGCAACAACTGTTGCACTATTGTCAACAGAAGCAGTTTGTTTAACAGATCCACCGCCTGCTGCTGTAGATGCAACAAGAACCATTCCAACTTCAAAGTTGGTAATTTCTTCTGTGTCTGCCAAAGTAATATATACTGTTGAAGCTGAACCAATTTGGCCGATAGCACCTGAACCGTTACGGTATTCTGCTGTTGCTAGAGATCTTGTAACTGATTCAAAAGTTCCATCGATTTCAGTTGCCATAGCTTCCATGAAAGCGTTTTTGTCGCCTTTAGAAGCGTCAATAGTTTCGCCATCGATTGAACAAAGACCATAGTCTTTCGCTCTTGTTAGTACGAAATCTGTGTATTTACCAGCTACTTTGTTTGTCTGTGCTGTGCTGAATGTTGCAGAACGGCCTTGAGGGTTTCCGTAAATAATTGGAATAGGTAGATTCTTACCACCAAACATTGTCATTTTTGGAACCAATGCATGAAATGGGTTATCTTGGTAAGTCATCCTCTTAACCATATCAGAAGTATAGTGCTGCTTAAGTGCAGCGTCAAAGCTTGTTAAATTAAGTGCGGTCATTTTTATATCCTTTTTTTATTCTTTAAATTGTATTAAATCTGCTGCCCTTCTAATTGATTCTGCTCTATCTAAAACCCTATTGCTTGCGGGTGGAGAAGAAGAAACGAAACTACTATTCAATGTATTGGGAGTATTGCGGTTGGACTCTTGATTTTGCTGTATCTGATTAAAGAAGCTTTCTTTTGCGGTGAAATTGTCACCATCTCCCTTAACCTGTCCTATCCTGTTAAACTTTTTGTATTTTATCACTCTATGCAGTATGTTTTCAAGATCTTTTTCTACTAAATCCATTGCTTGATCAGTTGGCATTATCTTTCCTGTTTTTTGGTATTCTTGTTCAACTCTATCAAAAACCATCTGGTAAGCATTTTCACCATGGATTAGCTCATATTTTAGACTACCATCTTGATCTTTTGTATCTTCAGCGAATTTTTTAAGAGAATTCATGTAATGATTAATTTGCTCTTGCTCTCTTCTTTTTTGAATTTCAGCTTTACTTTTTTCTTCTTTCTCTTGAATACTTGTCATGTATTCTTTGAATTTATTTTCGAGATCTCCGACCTTTTTCATTAACTCGGCCTCTCGCCTTGAAGTTGGAGCTTTATCTTGAGCATATTGATCTTGAAGCTCAGAGAAATCAACACCTAGATGATCTAGCAAAGCTGCTTTGTCATACTTAGACAACTCTTTTGCTTTTCTATATTCCTCTATTTCTGCTTTCATTTCTGCTGCTTCTTGCTCAATCTTTTTTGCTCTCATCTCCCTTTCAATAGCTGCTCTTTCAAGTTTTGCTATTCGCTCAAGCTGATCAAATCTATCTGGCTGACCTTTATTTGATTCGCTTCCAACGACGTTGCTTTGTTGATCCTCAGGTATCGATTGCTGTTCACCCTGACTTTGTTGACCGCTATAATCTTGTGATTCTATGTTATTATATTTGCTAACTAGACTCTCAAAATTCCATTGGCCATTTGATTGACTCTCTTGCTGTTGTTGCCCTTGCGCTTCTTGCTGTTGCCCTTGGTTTTCCATTTTTACCCCTTATTGTTGTATTGGATTTTCTGCCTCTTGTGGTAGCCTGTCTTCTGGTAAATCAACCATTAAATTCTCCGACATGTCTGGGACATCATCGGGAGGAATAACCTCCTCTCCTAAATTATTCATTGGTTCAGTGTCTTGTATTGTGTCCTGATTCCCGAATAAAATATCGTATGCGTCTGATTTCCATTGTTGCAATAGATTTAATCTATCAACAGGTACTTTTTTATATCTAAGTTCTAAGTATTTTGCTTGACAGTATTCAATACCAAGTGCCAAGTCTTGATCTGGTTCAGGAGGTAAATACAAACCATCTTTAATCATTACAGCAATAGTCCTTTCAATATCATCAAGCTTTGCCTTTTTAAGGTTTAGCTTTTCTTTGATATCTGGATAATCAAGTAAGTCTATTGCTTCTTCTTTTGAAAATATTCCACTTTTTGTCATTTCCACAACAGTTGACAATCTACCTGCTGGTTCAGTTGGTAACAGGTTGGTTGGATAAAGCTGTAATATGTATTCATCTTCATGGAGGTTAACTTCTCCCCATTTAATCTTAACGACACCTTCACTAGAGTCTTTAGTTATGACAGAAAAACTCTTATCTTTTTCATAAATGTCTTTAGCTATATCAACATATCTTCTTGCTATTTCTAAATGAAACTTGTCGTAATTTTCTTGAAGTACTGCGAATCTTGAAGTTTCAACATCTCTAAATGTTCTTATCGCTTCCCCAGAATCTAGGCCTGGTAACTTAGCACCACCTGCTGACATTTGGGAAGATCCAATTATCTCGAAAGATTTTCTATAAAGATAATCTAAGTGAGAAAACACTTCTTGCCCAACTGTCTGAGGTGTGACAATCATTGGCATTGTCCCACTATACCCAACAAGTGAACCGATATCATTATTGAAATGCTCTTCTACTATTTCCGAACCATATTCGTAAAATACCCTAGGTATTGACATCAAATGGATTGATTGCTGTATCCTTTTTAATGTCTTATCGATTTCGTATTGTATCCCAGTTAATAATTCAGCTATTCCAGTGCCCCACCATCCTAGAATACTCTCTGAAAAGCATTGCTTCACAAATGGTAGATATTGTCTTTTATATTTTTCATCTAGCAATTGACAATTAGACAATACAATCGAGTGCCTTCCATCATTTGCCCCCTTTCGTGAAGGTAAGCGCCACGCCTCAATAACAGGGATAAGATCATTGTCAAGAACATCAAAACCACCAAAAAATAAGTCTTTGTATGCTTCATGTGTTATTTCACCAATTTTTTCGTGCTTATCAGGATAGAGTTGCTGCATAAACTTTCTAGAAACAAGCTTGCATTGATAAATAGACCTTGGGTTATCACCTTCTCTGTCATCCACCTTGACTTCTTCTGGGTTTATTTTATCTAAACAAATTTCTCCATTATCATTGTACGGCTTCACAAAACCAGTCCCAAAAACGCACGACCTTTTTAAAGTTATTGGACTTTTCTCGTAAACATCAGTCATTTGGAATTGGCCACTGATAAACATATCTAACTTTTTAGCTCTTTCTTGCATAAAATAATCACCAGAGCTAGTTAAGAATGTAACCTTAGGCTTGTTCTTTCCTATGTTATTTGTAACTGTGTCACAAAGAGATTGTACGACATTAAGTGATAACATTTGCATTTTTGACTTTGCTGAAAAGTCACTAACAAAAACGCCTCTGCTTGTATTATTGTTATACAATCTTAAATATCTTAAATTTTGATCTGACCTGTAAAACTGTCTATTGTTTATTTCTTTTACGGTATCAAACACAAGTTCGCATAGTTCTTGCTCGTCTTGTGCTTCAAACCAATATGACCTATCTTTTTTGTTTTTGTCTCCGTATTTGTCATAATTAAACGCCATATAACTCTCCAATTTCTTTCCTATTTATATTATCAGATCCATAAATAAATTTTTTTAACTCACCATCCTGATCTTTACTTTTCTTTAATGTCTCTTTTGGTTTACTTGGAACATTTAGTTTATTCTTTTCCATAAACCTTCTAACAATGCTTTCCTTTGTTATTTCTAACGATATTTCATCAGTTTTAATGCTAATGATCTCATTATCCTTCATGAAATCAACAAGTGTTTTAATATTATCGAATCTAAAATTGTCTGCTAAATCTAAATCCATTCTTCAATCTCCTTTTGTTCTCTTATTTGTCTCATTAATTCCCTAGCTTCTCTTTCTTCTTCTTTCCTCATATATTCATCAGAGTTAACACTTAACTTTGGTGGTTCGTCTTGAGCTATGTAGTGCCTTGCTTCTCTCCAACTATACAATGCAGAGTCTGA